GAGAGTATTATAACAATTTAATAAATGAATTATGAATGAAGATTTAAAAGTAATGGGTTACTACAAAAACACGACCCGAGAGCAAATAGTACAAATCAAAGACTTTAAAAAAGATAAACTTTGGTAAGAAACAATAAGACAATACGAAACAAATCCTATAACGGAGTTTTGTTGTTCAGTTGAAAGATTTAAACGATTATATATTAAAACAAAGTAAAAATGGAAAAGACAATCAACGAAGAAGAGTTTATAGGTATTATAGGCAACGAGGCTTATTTTAAGTTTGCTGGAGATATTTATAAGTTACTTAAAGAAAGCGAAGCATATAAACGCCAAGATGACGTAGTGTATTATATTGGTGCTTCACCTTTAAACGAAACAACGTGGTTTCATTATGAAGCATCTTTATTTAAAAAGCTGGAGGGTGATGAGTTTGGGTTTACTCGAATGATAATAACCGATGACTTAGATATGACCTTAGATCGTATTAATTATGCAAAAGACGAAATAAAAAAGAACGGCGGTGAAGATGGAATTTGGATTAATCATAAATAAATAAGTAAAATGGAAAACAAAGAATGGAGTACGGGTGCTTGGAAAAAGCAGACTCAAAAAGGCGAAGTAATTAACTTCACTATCAACAATGTTAAATATTCAATGTGGGTTAATAATAATAAAAAAGAAGATAAACACCCTGATTACAGAATAGTAATTAATGACTTTAAACCTAAGCAACAAGGTGAACAAGCGAAGCCAACAGCTGGAAGACCAAGTTATGGCAATAAAGACTTTGACGATTTTTTAGGTAACTTATGAATTACGCAGCACAAGTATTAAGCGAAGCGAATGAAGTAACGAGGGCAATGGTTAAACAGTACCTACAAAAACACGAATTAAGCCTTAACGCTTTTTCAAAGTTAGTAGATATAAGACAACCTAACTTACATAAATTCATGAGCGGAAGTAGTTTATCCAGTAAATCAATAGAAAAGCTGGGTGAGTTTTTTAGTAAATAACTGAGGTTCGGCAAAACCAACAAAAAGGCGGAATGTAAAAAATTTCGCTTTTTTTTGTTAAAATGTTTGTTATATTAAAAAGAATAATTATATTTGTAGACAATTAACAATTAAAAAAAGAATTATGAAAGATTTAACAAGACATTGCAGCGAGTGTGACGGTTGGGGAACCATTACAATTGAACACAACGGAACTGAAATTCCTTATTTACAAAATATTGTTGACTACGAATGTATGTCATGTTTTGGAACAGGTGAGCAGTTAGACCCCGAATCAATTAAAGACCGTATTGAAGATATTGATTGGATGATTGAAGGAATGCAAACACGGATGAGAATGCATTCGGATTTTATCATGCAGTTAAAGAAAGGATACTTACATGAATTAGCAAATAAATACAACGATCGTTTAGACACTTGCGCTCGTGGTTTAGGTCGTTTAATGAATTATAAAAGAAAATTACATAACTTAGTCGCAAATTAAGACTATGTTATTAATACTATTAGTTGCAGTTGCGTGGTGGTTTGTTAACTTCGAACCCCTGCAGCTGCTTTTTGATTTTATATTTACCCAGTTTAAAGTTAGTCACCTTTCGAATTACATTCATTCGAGTTTAGGTTGCTGGAAATGTTGGAGCTTTTGGACCACCTTAATTTACACGGGTAGCTTTCAATTAGCTTGTTTAGGTGCTTTAATTGCTTTTACTATAGATATATGTTTGAACAAGTTGAACTTGAAGTAATAAACGAAATAAACGCTTCGCAGGACGTTATTAAGTATTCAAAGGTTAGTTTGAATAAGCTAAAAAAGATTAAGGAACTAAAAACAGGAAAAAAGGATGGCGAATGCTTTTGTTCAAACGTCCGAAGGCGTGTTTGGTTTAAAGATTTCATGCAGTGGGTTGAAAGCAATACTTGACAAATACATTAACACGAATTACGCTGAGATTAGAAAATATACTAACTATTTTTTGGTGCGTATGAATAGCCGAATAAATGCCGATGTAGTAATAAACAATAGCTATCTGTATTTAGTTAAGTTAAACCCCGACTTAAAGACGGAAAATGAAGTTAAAAGCTATCTATTAAACGCTATAAAAAAACAAATCATTTGGAATACCTCACAAAGTAACAACGAAGAGTTAGTTACGGCACTTGAATACGAGCCAAACGAAACGAATGACGATACGGATTTAATATATAAGATAGAGCAGGAGCGCAAATATCAGTTATACAAGTCATGTATTGAGATTTACAGAAACACGATTAAAGATAGAATTAAGTTAATTATATTTGAAGCATACTACGATAAAGGATATACGACAGCCAGGGCAATGGGAAAGTATTTCGACCTACCATTTACAACGGCTCACTATTGGATTAAAGAAATAAAAGAAGATTTAAAACGAATAAAACTTGAAAATGAAAATTAAAGACGAATTTAAAGGAAAAGTAATTGTAAAATACGACAGTGTATTAGGACAAAAGCGAATTGAAGTAGATAAATTAGACCCGGCACGATTTACTTACTATCAATCAATAGGACTTGGATACTTATTTGAACCTGAAGCAATAAGTTACACTGGAATAGACCAAGAAGAAACCGAAGAGAAAGTTGAAAAGCCAAAAAGACGGAGAAAAAAAGCTGAATGAGTGTAATTCTTAAAAGCGATTACTACATTATTTTCATGAATCCAAACAAACATAAAAAGGAATGGAACGCTATGAGGTTAATAATGAACGTAGCTGAAATAAATTACTGTATTTTTATAGACTACAATCTAAACTATTTAGAATTTCACCCAGTTACAAAACAAGAATTTAGAGATTATCAATACAACCCTAATTAAATGAAGTTAGTAAACATATCGGACGTAAAGCCAAACCCAAAGAACCCAAGAATAATAAAAGATGGAAAATTCCAAAAGTTAGTTAAATCTATCCAAGAGTTCCCTGATATGTTAAATAAACGCCCTCTAATCGTTTTTACTGACGTAGATGATAAATACGTTGTATTAGGCGGTAATATGCGTTTAAAAGCCTTAAATGAGCTAAAATTTAAAGAAATACCAATTATAGTAGCAGACGAATGGACGGAGGAACAGAAAAACGAATTTTTAATTAAAGATAATGTAGGTTTTGGAGAATGGGATTGGGATAGCTTAGCAAATGAATGGGACGCTGAAAAATTAGACGATTGGGGTTTGGATTTACCTATTGATTTACACGTTGTGGAATTAGAAGCCGAAGAAGATAATTACGAAATACCAAACGAAATTGAAACCGATATTGTTTTAGGCGACTTATTCGAAATAGGCGAACACAGGTTACTTTGCGGGGATAGTACTTGCAGTGATACCGTTGCAAAGTTGATGAATGGAGAGAAAGCCGATATGGTGTTTACAGACCCTCCTTATAATATAGATTTCAAAGATGATAAAAACAGAAAAATACTAAATGATAATTTAGGCGAAGGTTTTGAAGAGTTTATTTGCGATATAGTCAATAATATAGTTTTATTTGTAGATAAAGGTGCAGTTTATATGTGTTTTTCACAAAGATTTATTTTAGACTATACAAAAGCAATAAAAGAAGCAAACATAAAAGATTATGATTTAATTATATGGTATAAAGATACGACAATGAGAATGGGAAAAGATTACAGAAATTATTACGAACCTATTTGGCTGTTGAGAATAAATGGGCCTGTTTTTTATGGAGAAAGAGAGTTTGAAAAAAATGTTTGGGAAATAAATTCAATACACTCAGCAGGTAGTAAAGATGATAGTGGCAAATCTTGGTTTCAAGGAGGCAATAAAGATTTAACATTGCACCCAACACAAAAACCAATACAAGTACCAACAAAAGCAATAAATAATAGTTCAAAAGCAAATGATTTAATACTTGATTTATTTTTAGGTAGCGGCTCAACAATGGTAGCAGCACACCAACTAAAACGCAAATGTTATGGTACGGAATTAGACCCGAAATACTGCCAAGTTATCATTGACCGTATGAAGAAACTTGACCCGAGTTTAGTTATTAAGAAGAACGGAGTTGAAATCTAATAACAGCACAATTACAGCACAATGGGAGCAAAAGATATTGAACAGCATAAATTCCAAAAAGGCGAATCAGGAAACCCTAACGGCAGACCTCGAAAATATGTTTCAGCACTAAAGGAACATGGCTACAAAGCATCTGAAATTAACGATTGTATTTTAGTAATGATTTCAATGAGCCTTGATGAACTTAAAGACGTATGGCAAAACCCAAAAGCAACGATACTCGAAAAGACGATTGCAAATGCTTTACGTAAATCTTTGGAGAAAGGAAGCCTATATTCAATAGAAACTTTATTAAGTCGAGCAGTTGGAAAACCAAAAGAATCAATCGACCATACAACAAACGGAGAGCCAATGCGAGATATTAAAGTCACAATAATAAATGGAAATAAAGGCGACTAACATATTCCAAAAAAACTTTAACGCACTTCAAAATAAAGAGGTGCGTTTTGTTATTAATGAGGGTGGCTCCCGTTCATCCAAAACTTATTCGCTTTGTCAATTACTAATCGTTTACGCTTTGCAAAATCCTCAAAAGGTAGTTAGCATCATTCGAAAAACATTTCCTGCTTTGCGTGCCACGGTAATGCGTGACTTCTTAGAAATCTTAAAAGACTTGGATATTTACTCACAGGAACGCCACAACAAGTCTGAACACATCTATACATTCGAAAATGGTTCGATAATAGAATTTTTTAGTGTTGATGATGAACAAAAGATTAGAGGGCGTAAAAGGGACGTAGCATGGTGTAATGAAGCGAATGAACTTTATTACGATGACTTTACGCAATTGAATATGAGAACCGAGTTTAAATTGATTTTTGATTACAACCCGTCCGAGTCTTCAAGTTGGTTATATGAGTTACCAAAAGACGAATCAATATTAATCAAGTCTACTTATCGTGACAATCCGTTTTTACCTGAAAGCATTAAAAAACAAATCGAGGATTTAAAACGAACCGATGAAGCCTTATATCAAATATACGCACTTGGGGAGAAAGCAATAAGTAAAAGTAATATATACTCAAATTGGACTTTCTTGAATCACAGGCCATCAAAGTTTGTTAACTATGTTTATGGTCTGGATTTTGGATATAACCATCCAACCGCGCTCGTTCGAGTTTATTGGGTAGATAACGACATTTTTATTGAAAAGGTAATTTACGAAAGCTACCTAACTACGACAAACCTAATCGACAAAATGAATCAGTTAGGCGTAGAAAAACACGTGACAATATTAGCTGACTACTCAAGACCTGAAATAATAGCAGAAATGAATAACGCGGGCTTTGATGTTCAAAACGCAAATAAGGTAGTTAAAAAAGGAATTGATAACATCAAAACATTTGGGGTATTTTGCGAGGACAGCAAAGAAATTAAAAAGGAATATGATAACTACAAATGGAAAAAAGTTGGTGACATAATCACGGACGAACCTATCAAATTATTTGATGATGCAATGGATGCGATTCGTTACGCGGTTACTCATATTAGACAAGAATATTACACGGATGATTCATACTTTGCCTTCTAAACAAAAACACGAAAAAAATTAATATTGGTATGGCTTACCGAGAAAGACAAAAGATTAGTCAAATGACACCTAAGGGTGCTAACTTAGCAGCTACGGATTTAATCGAAGTTAGTGAATTAGTAAGTGGCTCTTATGTTACTAAGTCAATCACTGGTCAAGAAATCATTGATGCCTCTGGTGGTGGAACTGGAACTGTTACAAGTGTTGGTTTAACAACAGGCACAAGCGGAACTGATATAAACGTAACAAATTCTCCTATTACTACTTCAGGTGATATTACATTAAACATTCCAATTGCAAGTGCTACAAATACCGGTAAACTTTCTTCAACTGATTGGACTACGTTTAACAATAAAGGAAACGGAACGGTTACAAGCGTAGATTTAACTATGCCTTCAGCTTTTACGGTAACAGGTAACCCTATAACATCGAGTGGAACATTAGCAGTTGCAGGAGCAGGTGTTGTTAGTCAATATGTTCGTGGCGATGGTTCGTTAGCTAACTTCCCTTCCGTTTCGGGTGGTGGTGCTTCGACAAGTTACTATTTAAATGGTTCGGTAAACCAAGGAACAATTGGTGGTGTTACTTATTACGAAATGAATAAGACACCTATATTAGGAGCGGGAACGGATTTCGTTCGAACAAATGGTGCGGGTAATGGTTACATCGCTTCATTCTTAACTGATGCCAATGACCCAAATTTATTAAAGATACCGGGCGGAAATTGGAATTTAGAATTTTATTTTTCAGCGTCAAGTAGTGGAAGCACACCTTCGTTTTATGTAGAGCTTTATAAATACGATGGAACTACGTTTACGTTAATCGCTTCGAATTCTACAAATCCCGAAATCATAACGGGTGGTACTGCAATAGATGCTTATTTTACTACTTTAAGTGTTCCTGAAACTATTTTGTTAGCAACGGATAGGTTAGCAATTCGAGTTTATGTAACTACGGCAGGACGAACAATTACAATGCATACTGAAGATAACCATCTTTGTCAAATAATCACGACATTCACAACGGGTTTAACTGCATTGAATGGATTAACTGAACAAGTGCAAAACTTTGCAACGGGAACAAGTGGAACGGACTTTGGTATTAATTCAAGTAGTTCAACACACACGTTTAATTTACCTACAGCAAGTGCAACAAATAGAGGTGCATTAAGTTCAACTGATTGGACTACGTTTAACGCAAAAGCACCAACGGAAGTCACAATAAACACTCAAACTGTTAATTACACTTTAGCCTTAACTGATAACTATAAATTAATCGAAGTAAACAATGCGAGTGCGAGAACAATAACAATACCCACAAATACTGCGGTTACTTTTCCAATAGGCACTCAAATTTTGATTAGTCAATATGGAGCAGGTCAAGTTACTATTGCACCTGATACTGGCGTTACTTTACGGTCAAGTGGTGGAAAAACAAAGACAGCTGCTCAGTATGCAATGGCTACTTTAGTAAAACGCGGAACAAATGAATGGTATTTAGCAGGAGATTTAACAACTTAAAATAAAAACAAATGTCAACAAATTTAATGGGCGAATTAGTGGCCAACAAAGGAACTTTTATTCTAAACAATACAAACGAATTTACAGGCGTAATTGACGCTATTGTAGTTTTGGAAGATACGGTATTCAATTCGGTTAAAATCGCAAACACGGACGTAAAAACGCAATATATCGGAACGGCTGCAACAGCAGTTAAAGCTGGAGCTATTATAACACCAAAGTCTGATTTACAATTTAGCGGTGTTAAGTTAACATCTGGAAGTGTCGCACTTGTATTAGGTTAGTCATGTATGGATACGGAAACAGTATGTTCTTAGCAACAACAGGAATATTAGCAAGGGGTAGTGGTGGAGTTGATCCAGATGCACAAGCATTCATAACAGCGGCTGCAATAACAGACCCTACTCAACAAAGTGCTATTATTCAGTTAGTAGTTGATTTAAAAGGTTATAGCATTTGGACAAAGTTCAAAGCTATATATCCAATAGTTGGAGGCACAGAATCACAGCACAAATATAACTTGAAAGATCCAAGAGATTTAGATGCTGCGTTTAGATTAACTTTTGCAACGGGTTGGACGCATTCAAATTTAGGAATGACGCCTTTAAATACTTTTGCAGATACAAATTTAAACGATAACACAATTTTAACTTTGAATTCAGTTCATATAAGTTACTATTCACGTACAAATGAAAATGTAGCGGTAATTGAAATGGGGGCGGGTTTAGTTGATGGTTTATTTATTGAAGCCAGAACATCTAATGTTTCATATTACAGAGTTCATTCATCAGCTTTATTGCAGCACTCGGATACTGATTCAAGAGCTTTTTATGTAGCAAATAGAACAGCATCTAATGTAATGAACGCATGGAAAAACGGAGTTAAATTAGCAACAAGCACAGGAGCATCAACAACTAAGCAAAATTTAAATATATATTTAGGTGCTTTAAGTACTGGCGGTACAGCGTCTTTTCCAACTGGTAAACAATGTGCCTTCGCTTCAATAGGTGACGGATTAACAGATACGGATGCAGCTAACTTTTACACAGCAGTTCAAGCATATCAAACAACTTTAAATAGACAAGTATAATGGAAGGTAGAATAGTAACAAACCAACAAGCAGAAGAACTACAAGGAGTATTCTTTGACGCTGATACATTTTTTAATTTCGTTCAAGATATTAACGATGTATATTTTTTATTTTTAAGTGGGCAGGATGAGGTAGATATTGCACCAACTGAATATGCTTATTTGTTAAATATTCCTTTAAGTCCTTACGAACCAAAACCAACCCCACCTTTTCCACCAATTGAAAAATAATGGCGATAACTTTAATAGCAAGACCGCAGGATATTACACCCGTTTACAATCCAGTCAAATGGATCGTAGATTCTAATATAAAAAACTATGATGGTTTTCGCTACGTCTTTAAAATTAAAACTTCATTAAGCAGTCCAATTGCAACGTTTCGTCTTTTGCCAACTTTTGGGACTGGATACGGTGAACAAGACCTATCAAAGCTTTTAAGCAATTACGTATCTTTTGACTTGAATACAAATTCAACAAGTTATTACGCTGCAAATAATTCTTTTTATATATATAAAATTGAATTAGGAGAAGAATACACAACGAGGGTAAGCTACACCTCAACACTGGTAAATAGTTCAGGCAATGTAAGAATAAACGTAACTAATACGTTTGTAGCAGGTGACAGGATAAACATAAAACAAGCGGATGGCGGTGTTGCAAATCCTTATTTAGAAGGTTTATTCACGGTGTTAAGTGCAACGGGTTCTTATTTAGTTGTCGATTCGCTTTGGTCGCTTGTAACGAGTTCCACAATGGACGGTGTTATAACCTACGCGGATAACAGAAAAACTTATTCTTTTGGAGTTGAATATACAAAAAGCGTTTTTAATGGAGCTTTAAGATGGTTAGATTTTCCTGTTTATAATTACCTGGACTTTAACCCGACTTCAAATGTTAAAAGATGGTTTACAAACCAACCAACAACTTTTTATTCAACGTTGGGACAGGATATTTATTTGAATGTAGGAAACGCAACAGGCAATCCGGATTACGTAATATTCAAAAATTCAAATGGTGAATATTTTTACAAAACAATTTCAGGAACTACGCCGTTAATACATCAGGTTGCAGTTGGTCCAAATAATTACGGAGTGTTAATTCCTATTGGAGCATCAACGCTACCAATGATAAAAACGGACACGACGTATTACGAGGTATATTACTCGAACCAAAACACGGGAACCCCAAATCAAAGGTCATTAAAATACAAAATTAACTTAGACACTCGCGTTCAGATTTCTGAATACCATTGTTTATTCTTGGATCGTTTAGGGTCATTCAGTTCTTTTGCTTTTCAGCTTAAAAACTATGAACGTGGTGAAGTTTCACGCGAGGAATATAATAAGGACGTTACTGGATTAGTTAGAAACATTGAAGGCTTAAACCAATGGACATACGACACGATTGAAGATGGATTTAAAACGTTTAATATCAATGTAAGAAAATCAATAGACCTAAATACAAACTGGATGACTGAAGAAATGAATCGCTATTTTGAAGAGTTAATAACGTCACCGCAAGTTTATTTGAAATTGGCTTCATATACAAACACGGAAAACTGGCTATATCCAGAAGATGAAAGTGGATGCCCTTTAAGAATTCCAGAAAGCACTGAATACCAACCCGTAATCGTTCAAAATAATCAATACGAAATATTCCAACAAAGAAATAAGAATTTAATTAAGCATTCAATAACGGTTCGTTTAGCAAATCAGGATAATATCAATGGTTAGGATACAAATTGAAACTGGATATTTGGATGTAAAAGAGGGAACTAATTTTCCGCTTAACTTTCAAGTTGGCGATATTCGCGATTTAACGCAACGCAAAGGAACTTTCTCAAAGACAATAGTATTAAGTGGCACAAAGAATAACAACACGCTTCTAAACAACTATTACGACGTAAATATACAAGCGGGAACTTTTGACATAAATAAGTTGACACGTTGCACGGTTTTGCAAAATGGTATTCCTATTGTTACCGATGCTTTATTGCAATTAGTAAACGTCAAAAAGACGCAATTAACAGATGCATATGAACAAAGTTTGGAGTATGAAGTTTTGGTTCGCGATTCACAAGCTGAGTTCTATACATCAATAACTAATTTAGAGCTTACTGATTTGGATTTTAGCGATTTAAATCATGACTTTGATATTCCTGCGATAACAAATAGTTGGAGCAATACACAAAGCGACCATTATAAATATTTAATGCCGTTTAACGACACGTCAAATTACACGGTTAACCATTTTAAACCTGCTATTTATGCGAAGTCTTATTTTGATAGGATATTTGCGAATGCTGGATTTACTTATAACTGGAATAACTTAACAGATTTTCACTTTGACAAGTTAATAATTCCTTACAACGGTGATGTAAATAACTTCGACTACACGGATTATAGAGTTACGGCAAATACAACTTTTTTAAGTGCATACGCGCAGCCAAATCCAGGTTATAATCAATCGTTTACTGAGCAAATAATTATATGGACTGAAACGCTTGACAATCAAAATTTATTCAATCCAACCTTAGGTGAATATAATGCACCGTTTAATTCAGATACTACGCAAGGTCAAACCTATACGTTTTCGTTTAGCTATGCCTATGAAATTATTTTAGATAATGCAAGCGTTGCGCCACCTTCAACAGCTTATTTAAAAGTCCAAGACCCAAATACTTTATTGTATCAAAATGCTGAAATAGAATATAACCTGCAATTTGAATTATTAGTAAATGGTTCGGGCGTTGGTTTTATTCAAGCGATTGACGTAGCTCACGTAGGTAATGGCGTTACAAGTTATAGCATTCCAGTTGGTCAAACATCTGTTTTAAGTGCTTCAGGAACGAGCACAATTCCAATACCTATAAACGTAACTGCATCCGATGTAATTGAAATACAGGCAGGGATTAATGTCACGTCTTTATATAGCAATACCGAAGCAGTTTGGAGGGACACCAACGCAACTACTGGAGGGTCAAATGTTCAAGTAAATCCACAAATAAGTTTTTCAACTTTAACCGTGGATATCGTTCCATCAAATAACATTCAAGTTATAACAGGGACGCAAATCGTTAACGAGTTTATTCCGAAGCAAATTAAACAATCTGATTTTGTCAAAGCAATCTTTCAGATGTATAACCTTTACGCCTACCCAAACACGGAAAATCCTAACGAACTTATATTAGTTCAACGTGATGAGTGGTATGATGCGGGAACCGAAAAAAACTGGAGCGAAAAATTAGCAAAAAACCAAGAACAGGAATTGGTTTTCCTTCCCGACTTAAGCAAAAAGAAATTAAAGTTAACATACAAACCCGATACGGATTCTGCCAATGTAGTATATACGCAAGCGACCTCAGAAATTTACGGTCAACTTGAATATACATTTGATAACGAATACGTCAAAGACACGGACACAAAAGAGCTATTATTTTCACCTACTCCAGTTAACCGAACAACCTTTGATGCTTACCTTCCTACGATAAACGGAATAGCTCCAAATAATAACATTCGAATACTATACGATGCAGGATTAAGAACATGTCAACCGTTTAATATCTATGAACAAGGAACGACAGGCGTAACGGGTTTAACAAGCTACCCGCAAACTGGACACTTCAATGATGCCTTAACGCCAACCTTTGATATTAATTTTGGGGTTTGTGATTATTACTTTTACCAAACAAGCGTTTTAACAAATAATAATCTTTATAATCTTTACTGGAGACGGACGGTTAATCAAATCAACGTTGGTAAAATGTTAATCGCTTCCTTTCATTTGAATGAAGCTGATATACAAACGTTAAAACTTAACGACAAAATACGAATAGATAATTCATGGTGGAATATAAACAAAGTAATTGATTATAACGCTAACAATGAAACCTTAACAAAAGTCGAATTAATAAGCGTCGATACTGAAATTGATTTCGCTAATTTTCCAGTTAGAAGATCGCGCCCTATTGGAATACTACAGGATGCGGATTCAACAAAAGGTGAGAAAGAAATAATTCGTAAACAATCAAATGTTAATTTGAGCAAAGGTAACGTTGAGGTATACGGCAAAGGCAACGTTGTTTCTGAAGGTTTAAAGGGTGTTGTAATAGGTGACAATCAAACGGTGACAGAAAGCGGCGTAACGACCACGAATTTACGTGTAACAGAAACAATAAACGGTGAGCCTGTAAATAATATAGTTCCAACTTATAAAAAATATATTGCTACAATCGTTCAATCTGGAACTAACGACCCGACTGTAACGATTCTTGAAAATACAATAGGCGATATTGTTTGGACGAGAGTAATGGCAGGGCAGTATGAAGGGTATTTATTAAATGCTTTTCCAAATATTGATAAAACATATTTATCAATTAGTCAAGTAAGCAATACGCAAGGAGTTTTTTATATGACTTATTTTAGCGCGGATGCAATTTTAATTGACTGGTTCGATTTTACATACAATCAATTAGATAGCGTATTGCAATATAACACAATAGAAATAAGAGTTTACCCGTAACGATATGAATGAAATAGAAGTTCCTTTAAAGATAACCGGAATCGGTGACATAAAAAAAGAGTTACGCGATTTAAAAGGTCAAATTGCAAGCGCAACCGATCCAGCTACAATTGCAGCACTTTCACAACGTGCGGGTGAGTTGAAAGACCAACTTGCGGATACCAATGAACAAGTAAAAATCTTCGCGTCTGGTTCTAAATTTGAACAAGTTAGCAACGGATTAGGCTCAATCAAAGATTCATTAACAAGTTTAGATTTTGCTGAAGCAGGAGATAAGGCTAAAATGTTAACGACTACCTTAAAAGGAATAAACCCCGAAGATATCGCAAACCAATTTAAGGGACTTGGAAAAGTTTTTGGCTCTTTGGGGTCGGCTATTGGTATCGTTGGTAAACAATTCATTGCTTTTGGTGCTTCGCTTTTGGCAAACCCTATATTTTTACTGGTTGCCGTAATCGTTGCAATTGTCGCAGCTATTGGAATTTTCCTACATAAAATGGGACTATTAAAAAAAGTTTTAGATTTTTTATTTGCTCCTATAAAAGCATTAATACAAGGGTTTAAAGACCTTACCGACTGGCTCGGTTTAACTGCTTACGCAGCAGAAGAAAACGCGGCTAAAATGGTAGCGGCAAACGATAGGATAGTTGAAAGCTCAAAGGATAGACAAGCGGCAGTTGGTGCAACCTTTGACTTTGAAATTAAAATGGCAAAGATTGCAGGCAAAGAAACGACAGGTTTGGAGTTGGAAAAATCCAGATCTTTACAAGCTGAATCAAAAAAGCGTTATAAATCCGCACAAGATGCATTGAAAGCGCAACAAAAGTTAGGCGATGATGCAGACAAAGAAATAATTAAAAAACTTAAGCAGCAAATCAAAGAAGAAAAAGCGTTAATAATCGAGCAACGCCGCGAACGTAAATTGATAGTTGCACAAAGTCAAAAGGACAAACAGGATGAATTAGAAAAAGACTTAGAAGCTGAGAAAAAAGCGAACGAAGAAAAGCGAAAAGCGGGTATTGATGCGGCAAAAAAACGTGCTGAAGATGCTAAACGCTTCGCAGAAAATAGATTGAATGCAGCCCGTGCAATTAGAGATATTGAAATATCGTTAATTAAAGACGAAGGAGATCGAGAAATTGTAGCCACTCAAGAAAAATACGCACGACTTATTGCCGATGTTCAAAAAAACGAAAACTTTACAAAAGACGAAAAAATAAAATTACAACAGTTATATCAAAAGCAACTTGAAGCTGAACTATCTAAACAGGAACAAACCGAAATAGATGCTGAAAAAGCGAAACAAGCGAAGTTATTAGAAGAATATAACAACGGCTTAATTAAGAAAGCCGAAGAACAAGACAAACAATGGTTAAGGTTACAAGAATTAACATCGTCACAAACTGATTTTGAAAAGTTACAACTTCAATTAAAATACGATCAAGAAATTGCAGCTGCGGAAGGCAATGCAGAATTACAAACCGCTTTAACTACTAAGTTACAAAGTGACTTGAATGCTATTGATAAAAAGAATGCGGACGAGCGCGTTAAAATAAAAGCCGATGAAGAAGCTAAAAAGCGACAGGAACAATTAGACACGGCAAACGCTGCCATTGACTTAGCGGATAAATCAACAAAGTCTATTCAAGCGATAGGAGATATTGCCTTTGCTGCTAAAATGTCAAAAGTTAAAAAGGGCAGCAAGGAAGAAGAAGAACTTGCAAAGAAACAATTTAAGTTTAACAAGTCAATGCAATTAGCGGGTGCAATAGTTGACGCGGGAAAAGCGGTTACGGCTTCGTTGGCTTCTGCTCCTTTGGCTATCGGTGCGGTTCCTAATCCTGCGGGTATTGCTTCACTGGCTTTGGCGGTTACAACTTCAGCAGCAAATATTGCTAAAATAGCATCAACACAATTTAGCTCCACTGGCGGTGGTGGCGGTGGTGGTGGGCAACCTTCAATACCTGATGCTTCATCCACTTCGACAACTGGAACAGCAACACCTGCGTTTAATTTGTTTGGAGGTGGTAACAACATGAATAATGTTGGACCAGATGGACAAACGCAACCGACAGAAATAACTGTTAAGGCGGTGGTAAGTGAAACCGAAATAACGAATACGCAAAATAAAGTAACTAAAATAAATCAAAGCGCGACACTATGATAAGCTATCAAAGTTTAATAAATAAGATTATTACTTTTTACGATAATCATTTGCAAGTTAAAAAAGTTGGTTCGGATTTTCGTGAGCAGCTGGAAAACTTTGCAACTAAGGACGAAAAATATCCTTTGGTTTATATTTGTCCAGTGGATGCGGTGCCAAGTGAAATGGGTTTCACTACAGAAATAAACTTGGAAATCTATTGCTTTGATATTATCCAAAAAGACCGAGCAAATATTAACGTAATTTTAAGCGATTGCCATTTGATTTTAAACGACATTTATAACTGGTTTTTAAACTCAGATGATTATAGCTTTGACATTGTAGGAGTGCCAACTATGACACCATTAAATAATGACTTGTTAGACTATGCTGCGGGTTGGGTTATGACTGTAACTTGTTCAATAAATAATTACACGGATTGTCAAGTTCCCGAACAAAACGAAGATTAATATTAATATAGTCATGCCAGATAAAGAATTTAAGTTAAAATACAAAATAAGAAATAAAGCTGCGCAGGTATTAAAACGAGTTATTAAAGAGGATGCGTTAATAGATACTGGAACGCTTTACGAATCAATACGTATCAATGCTAAATTTACTACGGATGGCAATTTAAGAATTGAAATTTTGGCAGCTTATTACTTTGGTTTCTTGAATAACGGAACTATAAGTATCGAACCGTATCATTTAGTAAAACAGTTTAACAAACGTCTTGAAATGGACGGCATCATATCGGAAATGTATGCGCAATACATTGAATGGCTTTCGAGCAAATATCCACTTGTCCAAGTTGCGGGAATGTTACGTAAAAAACAACGTGTTATTTATGATTTCAATCCGTTATTTGGTGAGTTTTGGGCGGCGTTGGAATATTAGACGTTCAATTCTTTTTTCATTCCTAAAAAATTAAATACCAAAATCAAGGGTAATTCACAAACGGCGTTAAACTTTGTTAAGTCTTCATTGCATAGGTGCCAAATGAGTTGCTCCCACGCCCATTTCTTTTGTTTCTTTTCCTCTTCGACGGTTTTTAAATCTTCAGCGTCCATGTTTTGGTCAACTTCAAAATCGTCTTCATAACTTTCAATCATTAAATTTTTATATTGGTCAATAATACCCTCTCGAAATTTTATATATTCAGGAAGCAAGCCGTAAACTTCAGTAATTGGAAAATCTAAAAACCAATCTAAACGGTCATTTGAATTGAAATTATAAGGTTCAAGTATTTCATCGTCCCACTCATTAACACGGACACGCCTGTAAAGTATTGCAATAATATTTAAAAGCTTTTCAATGTAGTTATCTGAGAAATATGCTTCTAAACTTATAAATTCGCCAAGCGTTATTTTATTAAAAGGCTTTAATGTAAAGTTACCTATCTTTTTATTGTAGTTTTTTGGCGGTTCATCGCGAATAAATTTAACCTCTATTAATAGTTCGTCAAGTTCTTCAATTGCTAAATGGTCCAAATCTTCTGGATAGCAATCTAAAAGCGTGCAAAGAACGTCTATTTGATAATTGAAAACGCCTTCATCCTGTGACAAAGTGCGCAGTTCAATAAAGGATTCAATCGTTATTTGATTCCACGCTTTCGGAAGCTTGTTTTTCAGCATGGTTTGATATAGTTTCTGTTACAAATGTAATGTAAGGTATTGCAATTTCTGCGGGTTGCGTTCTAAATAACTTTGCTTTGTGCTTCAAATGTGCTGAATCGTAATGTTCAGCGTTACTCAAATCGGTTCTTTTAAACATCAAAGCCATAATATCGGACACGCTATGTTTGTTTTCTTTGACAATCATTTTTTCGATTAGTTTAGTATCCTTAACAGATAGCTTAAATTCAGCTTTGTAAGTAAATCCGTCAATGTCTATTACGCTAATTGGATTTTTTTTATCGTAATTATCTGTATTAAATTCTTTTGTCTTTTCAACAAAGTATTTAAAGTCGTCCCATTCGTCCTCTTCGACTCCTACAACTTCAAAAACCTTAATTTGTTTTTCTATATTGTCAAGCTCTTTGTCGTTATGAATTGCAGAAATTTTTTCGAATTCATCAATAGTTATTTCGTTCATTTTGTTGGCAATGTTACGCCCAAATACTTCAATCATATTTATATTTTTTGAACAAATATAGAAATAATTTAATATAGGGTAATGACAAAGGATTTACCAGTCTATAAAATTACGATTGAGCCAGAATATTCCGATGGCGAAGATTTAGGTATTGAGCAAATTGCTTTTACTTCAAATCCTGCTATTAAAGTAAAGGGTATGGCTTTTAATCAATCTCAAAAATTATTGTTTGCAGATGACCTAAAATATCGGATAACTGCTCCTGCAATGATTCCAATGGAAATATACAGACGGGACGATGAAAGCGGGGAGTATTACGTTCAATTTAGCAAAGAAACGATTGAACAAATTCATGTTAAGTTCATGCAGGATTTAAAGAACCGCGATATCTTTAATTTAGAACATGACCAGGCGCAAATGGTTCCCGCTTTTATTCTTGAAAGTTGGATCGTAGACAATCCTGAATACGACAAAGCATTTACAACGTTTGGAATTGAAGTCCCAAAAGGAACGTTAATGTTAACTGCTCAAATTACTGACAAAGAATATTATAACGAGTTAGTAAAAAACGAACAAGTTGGTTTTTCTATCGAGGGCTTTTTGGGTATGAAGTTAAGTAATCAAATAAAACAAAATAATATGAACAAATTACCTGATGGCGAGCATCTAATCGAAGGTAAAATCTATGTCGTAAAAGGCGGTGAGATTATCGAGATTAAAGACGCTCCACAAGAAGAGGTTGCAATGGAGGATACTGTTGTCGAGGAGGAAGTAACTACAGAAACTGAGCCTATCGACGAGCAACCAGAACCTGAAGAACTTGCAAAAGAAGAAGAGGTTAAAGAAGAAAAAATGGCTGTTGACGTTGCTACGGATGCAGAAGCTGTTTTGGCTATCGTTGCTCCTGTATTAGAAGAGCAAGTTAACAACCTATTAAAAATTATCGCTGACTTAAAATCTCAAATGGAAGAGATGTTAGCAGAAAGAACTGAAGACGAAATCGAATTAAAGTCTGAAGTTAAAATGAGTATTGCTGAAAAGTTCAGCGCATTAAATAAATTAAGTAATAACTAAAAACAAATACAAACACAAATGGAAAGAAAATTAAAATTTGACTTGGACATTGAAACAAATGCTTTGCTTTGTCCTAACCCTAACGAGTTCTATTCAAGAGCTTATTTAACAGCAGACGTTGCTGACACTTACAGAGCTTTGCCTTCAATTAAGAGCCGTGCTCGCATTGCAAACGTAGCTTTTGGTTCTATTTTACAAGCTTCAACTTGTAACTTTAGCGCTCCAACTGATACGCTTGACGCTATTGATATCGAAGTTTGTCCATTCTCGGCAATGGCGCAAATTTGTCAGTTTGACTTAGAGCAATCATTTGTTGCTTTACAAATGACTCAGGGCTCTAACGGTGACTTTTCAGTTGCTTCTTTCATGAACTACTATTGGAGCATCATGGCTAAACAAATCGAAGAAGATATTGAATTGATTAGATGGCAAGGTGACACAGAAAGCGAAAACACGCTTTTGGCTTTGTGTGATGGTCACTTGAAAAAACTTTGTGCAGATGAAGCTAACTTGGCTTACCATAACGGCGGTGCGGTTAACTCATCAAACGTTCTTGCTACATTTAACACAGTAGTTAATAGCCTTCCCGCTTCAGTTCGATTCAAAAAAGCTGACTTAAGAATCCGAGTTTCTTCTAACGTAGCTGCTGCTTACGAGCTTGCTGCTGCTTCAGGTAACACTTTAACGTATGTTTCTGCTCCATTGCAAATGACTTACTTAGGAATTAAAGTAATCGTTTGTGAGGGCATGCCTGATAACACAATCGTAGCTTCTTTGAAAGACGATTTGATTTATGCGTTTGATGCTGAAGGTGATGCTAAAGCATTGAAAGCAGTAAACTTAACAGATACAGTTGCTGAGCCTTACATCCGTACACGTGCGAATGTTAAAGCAGGATTTTTCCATACAAACCCTGAGCAAATTTCTGTTTGGGCTCCTTGTTTTGACTAATCAAAAATAAATAATAATGGGGGTGTAAAAACCCCCTATTTTAAATAACTAAAAAAATATAAAAATATGTCATGTGAAGCTTTAGAAGGAATTGTTAAGTCGTGCGACAACAACTCTGGAGGGATTTACAAGGTATGGATTAACCAACAGGATAACATCGATGAGTTTACATTGGATGGAACATTAACTTGGACGATTGATTCAATTACCTTAACTGATCCTTTAAATATATATACTGAATTCGAAATCCGTCGAAACACGGGTTCTTATACTGAAGAAGCAGCCATTGATTTGGTTAATGGTTCTTCTTATTACACTCAAACCATTACTTTAATGTTCCATCGTCGTGACCAATCTAAGTCGCAAGCGATTAAAGTTTTAGGAGCAGGACAGCAGTATCTTAACGTGATTGTTCAGGATGCTAACGGAAAGTATTGGTTTTTCCCTTATATGCAATTAACTGGAGCTGCTGAAGGTTCGGGTACTGCAAGAGCCGATGGTTCTAAGTATTCCGTAACTTTAACAGCTGAGAATGAGTTTTTATCATATGAGGTTACACAAAACGCTGTTGAGTCAGTTATAACTGTAGCTCCTTAATAGCTTTTTTCTCCAAGCAAAATTAGCATCCTTCGGGGTGCTTTTTTTTTAAACAAAAAGACGAACTAATTTAATATAGTTGTGATATACATAAACAAAGACGAAGTAAATAATATAGTTTTGACGTTAAGCGAAGTTAGTAGTTTAACAAATCCTTTTTATTTGTTCGTGTTTCAAAACGAAATGAATCCCGAAAGCGCACCAATTTTGTTTTCAACTGCGGATATTTCTGCATATCCTGAAAGATACAATCAGTTTATATTAGATGAGCCTGTGGACGTTGAATTAATCAAAGGGCAGTATTCTTATTTTGTTTATGAGTCACTTACCGCACCAACTGAAATTGCAGACACTACGGGCGTAATTATCGAAGAGGGTCGGATGGTTGTTTCGGGTGCAATTGTAAATTCAATATACGACTAATTTATGGCTTGGTATAACATATTTAAACAAAGTGAAAATAAAAGTATTGAGGTTGTGGAGGGCTATCATAGTTTTTCTACACCTTTTGCTAAAATTGGTGGCGCAAATCTCGCATTACCTTATGTAAATGGACGCTATCAAGTCGCAGGTTACGTTCCTTTTGGTCAAGATAATCTTTATCCTGAAATCCTTAATCAAATGTATTACAGTTCACCGTTACATGGTGCAATTGTAGACTATAAAGTTAACGCCGTAATCGGTGGTGGGTTTAGTATCATTACGGATAAGCTTACAAATGAAGAAAAATTAGAGCTTTACGCATTCGAAAAGAAGATAAAACTAAAAAAAGTAGCTGCAATTACTACAAAACAACTGGTAATTCATAATAGAGTATATTTTAAATTGTGCTTTTCAGACAAAGGAAAACTAACGAAAATAGAAAACCTTTCGCCCGAGAAATTAAGACGCTCACAGGATGGTAAAACCTACTTTATATGCGATGACTGGGCGTCAAGAATAGATGTTTTTGAAATTACACCCTACCATCCGTTAAATAAAGAATACGAGCAGCTATATATTTACGAGTTGCCGTGTATTGGACAAGATTACTACCCACTACCGCAATATTCAAGTGCGTTAAACTTTGCTTTTTTAAGTGGTGAACTTAGTTATTTAGCAAAAAGTAATATTCAAAACGCTGTTTTTCCATCTTTTGCTATGATGTTCCCTAAACGCCCTCAAAGCGAAGAGGAAAAAAATGTGTTAAGACGAACCATTGACAAGCTGAAAGGCGCGGAAAACGCAGGAAAAGCGGTTGCATTCTTTGCAAACAGTCCCGAACAAATGCCAAAAATTGAAAGTTTACCTACGAATTCAAATGATAAGCTATTTCAAGAAGCTTCAGCGTTAAACACCGAACAAATTTGTTTCGCTCACACTATCGACCCTATATTAATGGGGGTTCGAACTACGGGAGCTTTGGGCAGTGGATCGGATATTAAACAAGCTTACGTTATATTTGAAAAGAATGTTGTTAAACCTTTGCGTGAAATCGTCCAGGATATTTTTAACGAGTTATTGCATATCGCAAAAGTCAAAGGCGAGTTAGTTATTAATAACTTTCAAATCATTAATGAAACGATCGTTGAAGTTGAAGAAAGCGCATCAAAAACAAGCGAGGCGTTAAATTCATTAAGTCCTTTAGTAGCGACAAAAGTTCTCGGTTCTATGACTGCTAACGAAATTCGTTCTTTGGCTTCATTACCACCTGTTGAGGGAGGGGATATTTTACCAATTGCAAAACCTGAAACACCTGTTGAATAATGCTTTACTTTATAACTGAAAACTACCTAAAAACGAACACACCTATAACGGCAAATGTAGACGTTACAGATGTAACACCATACGTTGCAACGCAGGCTCAATTACGAGTAATGCCAATTTTAGGGACCGTGTTTTTTAATTATATGCTCGAAGTCTATAATACACAAGCCGCAGCACCTGGTAGCCCAGAAGAAACACTAATCAAATTTATTCAACCTATTGTTGCATGGCGAAGCGCAGAAGATGCTGTATTTGGTTTAACCTACCAACTTAAAAATAAAGGGCTTCAATTACAAAACGGTGATTTTTCAAGCTCGGTAAGTCGCAACGAAGTTGCTTTTGGTATGGAACACTACGCACAAAAAGCGGCTTTCTTTGAGCAACGATTAATTAAATACCTAATTAAAAATAAAAATCTTTTTCCTGAATTTATTTCGGAAGAGAATAGAGATACGGATTTAAGACCTATGATTGACTGCCACGGATGCAGCGGATGTTGTGACGGTCATTGTAACTATGAAAATGGAAACGGATATAATACTCAAATTTTAATACTGTGATTGATTTAAATAAACTTTTTGAAATTATTAAAAAGCAAGGAGCGACAGGAGTTCTTGCGTTATGGTTATTTTACACACATACGGAAGTGCAGGAATTAAAACAACGCCTTTATGAATGCTATGGTAAAACCGAGCAGCAATTTGAAAAGGAATTAGACAAAGAAACAAGCTTTGTAATAATACCAAAAGACGAAGTTAATGAAAAGCTTAAAAATCTAATTTCATGAGCTACGAATGGCTAAAAAAAGAAACTGCACCACGTATTTTAGTGCAAGCCGTTAAGCAACTTGGAGTTAAAGAGTTTGTAGGCAAAGAACACAATCCAATTATCTTAGGTTGGGCAAAAGAAACAGGACTTTCGAACGTTTACACTAACGATGAGATACCCTGGTGCGGTTTGTTTATAGCTTACTGCGCAAAGATGGCAGGGCTTGACGTAGTAGAGCGCCCTTTGTGGGCTTTAAACTGGAATAAATTTGGTAACCGTGTTTTTGATCCTATGCTTGGGGATGTTCTTACCTTCAAAAGAAATGGAGGTGGTCATGTAGGTATTTATGTAGGCGAAGACAATACACATTATCATGTGTTAGGCGGTAACCAAAACAATTCGGTAAGTGTTTCACGGATCGCAAAGAGTAGATTGAATCAGGCACGAAGAACAGCATGGAAGGTAGCACAACCTGCAAACGTTCGCAAGGTGCAATTGGAACCAAAAGGAGTAATAACAACAAACGAGCAATAAAATGGCAAAGAAAAAAAAGATTGATGTTGAAATTCAAGTGAATGACGCATCTTTAGAAATCCACAAGGATGAAACAGTTAACGAAGTGAAGTTGGATACAAAAAACTTGGACGTAGAGGTTAAAAAGACGGATGACAAAATCGAGGTGAAAGTCGATGCTCAAAAGCCGCTTTTAAATTTTGTAGGAAAAGTTTTGGGAAGGTATATAAGTAAGAAAATATAGTTATATTTGCTGAACTTTCATAATTGATTAGTTTAATTGTTAACGAGAACCCTGCCTTTTGGTGGGGTTTTTTAGTTTCAAGAAAAAAAAATTAAAAAAATGTAACCTTATATTATATTAATTAGTATATTTGTCAAAACAATTAAACAATTAAGCTATGAAAAATCAATTAAACCAACAGCTTCCGATTTATTACAACGGTAAGTTATGTAAGTTTATCGACTGGGATTCGTTAGACTTTTTAGGATATGTAAAAATTCAACTTACATCCAAAAAATTTATTAAAGTTTCACTAAACAATTTAAACAATTAAGCTATGAAAAATTACTTTTTAAACTTGTTGGATCAAATTACGCCAGCAAATGAAGAACACAAAGACATTTTAAACGTGTTTTTATTCGGTTTCCCGCTGTTTCTTATAACACTTGGGGGTTTACTATTAACTTTAATTTAAAAGCCATGAGAACGCCTAAAAATGCAAATCCTACTTTGATAGAAATTATCGACTATTGGTTGGACCAAAAGAAAAAGAATACTGGATACATGGATATTCAGCATTATATGCGTGTTTGTCATGCAAAAGCACGAACATTACGATGGAATGAAGACAATAAAACTTGGACGCAAATATGAAATACTTAATAATAGGTTTTTCTGCGCTTATAATCGAGATTTGTTCAACGTTTTATATTAGGTTTGTATCAGATGCGGATGTTTTGGGAATGTTATTTTTTGCTTTTATTGGCCCGTTTTTAAGTTTACCGTTTACGGGTTACATGGTAGAGAGTGAGAAATGGTCTGAGCGTGCTTATATGGCACTGGCAATGGCAATCGGTTATTTAATAGGATCAGCGATAGTAATAACATTTATAAAATAATTATGAAAGCAAAAAAAGTGACGGTTAGTTTTGAATATACTAATTTTAACGTATTAGAAACAATGATAGAGTGTTTAAAAGCTCAAATAATGGACGGTAAGGAATATTTTGAAGACATGGTAAAAGACGGCAGCGGTGCAAAGCGTTATCTTCAATTCATGCAGGAATACAAGTCTAAACGTAATTACGTTGTTGATGCTTCGAAAACACGGATAACTATTAAATCAAATATATGAAAGCAAAAGACGAAGCCAGAAGCTTAGTTGAACATTTTTGTTTCAAGTTAGGAGTTAAAGACTATCAAAAGGCTAAATACTGCGCTATATATCTTTGTCACACTCATGTAATGGAAACTTTAGACGTTGAAAGAATAAAGCACTGGAAGGAAGTTGTTAACGAAATTGAAAAGCTATGACGCCAAAAGAAAAAGCAAACGAATTAATAAACAAATTCGGTCATGCGGTTCGTTTTGATGAAACAAGCGAAGGTTATTTTGTTAATATGCATTCAGTAAAAGAATGTGCATTGATTGCAGTTGAACAAGTTAGATTTTTTCATGAAAGTTTATTTTATGTTAATGATGGTAGTTTGTTTGATGACTACCTAAACAAAGTAAAACACGAAATTGAAAAACAAGTAAATAATGAAATCGAAAAGCTATGAAAATTTATAGCGCATATCAAAAGATCCAATATCGTAAAATAAAACGATGGCATATTAAAATGAATATTCAAGAAAATTTTTATAAGAATTTTGAGTTTGATTAAAAAATAATTAGTATATTTGTAAACGGTTTGGCTTCACACTATAAAACCTAAAGATGTTATTGAACCTCTTAATGAATTTGGACGTGAAGCCCCAAAGGATTTAAGGGGTTTTTTTATTTATTTTAAATTTTATAAAATGAAAAGTGTTTATTATTTAATTGAAATTACAAAACATCATTCCAAAGCAAACGATATTTATTGGTATTCAGTTATTTATTCTAATGGGTTAGAGTTAATTGATAAAGAATATACGATTGGAGAATCAATTCCTACAATTGTTTTAAAATGAGTGGATGGATTAAAATACATCGCAAGTTTTTAGACTGGGAGTGGTTTAATAAAAGCGAAGCAGTTCATCTGTTTATGTATTTAGTTTTAAAAGCCAACTATAAAGATGGACAATGGCAAGGAATTGATATTAAAAAAGGTCAATTTGTTACGTCTTTCGGTAAGATTTCAACCGATACAGGAATCAGTTTACAAACGATTAGAACGCTTTTAAAAAAGTTTGAAAAATCAAATGAAATTAACATACAAACAACAAACAAATATAGTGTTGTAACTATCTGTAAATATGAATGTTACCAAAAAGAAACTGAAACAACTAACGAGCAACTAACAAACAAACAACAATCAGCTAACAATCAACTAACAACAAACAAGAATGATAAGAATGATAAAGAAATATTATTAGACACTTGGGTTGAATATCGTAAGCAAATTAGAAAGCCAATTAAACAAGCTACGATTGAAGTAATTTACAAAAAGATGTTAGAACATACATTTGAAGATTGTAAGTTTGTAATTGATAATTCTATTGAGAATGGTTGGCAAGGTTTATTTTGGGATAAGATACCTACGAAACAACAATATGAAATAGACCCATTAGTAGAATACGTTAACAAACAACTTGGATTATGAAAGGAGATGCTACTCAATACCTACTTGACTATAAACACGGAAAAATTAAAAAGGGTTATGGAATAGATTGCTTTTTAGACAACCATCTTAGATTTAAACGCAAACAGCTTAATATAATTTTAGGACATGACAACGTAGGTAAGACTTACTGGATAAATTGGTATTTCTTGACATTGGCAATAAAACACGAATTGAAGTTTTGTATCTGGAGCGGTGAAAATCAAAAAGGGCAAATCTTGCGTGACATGATTCAAATGTATTTAGGGCAAAAGTTTACTGAAATTGAAGATTCAAAGATATTAAGCACGGCAACATTTTTAGAACAGTATTTCGACTTTATTCCAAACGACAAACTTTATAAACCTACTGAACTTTTAAAGCTATTTAAGGAAAGCGAATGCGATGCAGCATTAATTGACCCTTTTACTGGATTAGATAGGGCTATGAATTTCGAAGGCAACTATCAATTTTTGAATGAAGCACGGCAATTTGTTAACGAATCAGGAATAACAATTTACATAAACACGCACCCAAATAGCGAAAGTGGTCGAAGTGGTAATTTATACGGTGAAAATCATATGTGGAAAGGTCATCTGAAACCCCCATTGAAAGACCACGTTGAGGGTGGAAAGGCTTTTTTAAATAGATGCGATGATATGTTTGTAATTCATAGGCTAATAAAACACGAATCAATGAAGTATTACACTATGGTAAACGTTGAAAAGATTAAAGACTTAGACACTGGTGGAATGCACACGAGATTAGATGAACCGATACTTTGTGAATTTAACAACGGATTAGGATTTAAAATTAATTCAGTTGATCCGATCAGAAACACGAAACCAATATCAAATAGTTTTCCAACTTCGAAACCCGATATAGTAAACGGAAAAGAATTACTTTCGTTTAGCGAAAAGATGAAAAAAGATGTTCCTTTTTGATTATTATAACTTACAAAAACACGAATAAATGGATGAACTGACAATTATAACTGGCAAAGTAAACTTAGACACTACTTATTTAAAGATTAAACTAAGTCTTGAAGAAATAAAAGAACGTGCTTCAAATAGATATGATTTAATACACTCAATGGAACGTAGCTTAGCAGACTTACAACAAGTGAAGATTAGCTACGATGCTATGGAAAAAGAACTAAGAGCAGCGTTACAGCAAAATTTCAGACTTGAAAAGCTATTAATGGAGGAGAAATTTAAAAATAAGGATTTAGAAACACAATTAAATTTTAAAGATGTAACCTTATGAATCAGTTAAAAATGTATCGTGTTTTTAAAGTTTACGATTTACTTCAAGAACGACCAAGAACGATTCCAACAATTTGTAGATATTTGAACGTAAGCGAAAGGACAGTATATCGTTATTTTGATTTATTTAAAAACTTAGGATTCGTAGTTGAAAAACACGAATTTAATAAATACCAAATAAAAAAATGAAGTGTAAAAAGCAACTAAAATACCCAATGAATTACAATGAATGGAAAAGATTAAAATCTACAAAAGAAAAAATGAAAATCTTAATTAAAGATTTAAAAAAATACAATAGCGGTCAATTAGAGTTTGATTATGAGATGTAAACATTGCAAAGAGAAGTTTGAGCCTATACGCTTTAATCAAAAGTATTGTTTAGAATCGGAGTGCATTCGTGTTTGGGTAGAATCTGAAAAGGAAAAGACTTGGAAAAAGACGAAAGCTAAAATGAAAAATGATCTTGAGACTGTTCAGGAACTAATTAAAGCTACTCAAATAATATTTAACAAGTACATTCGACTAAGGGATAAAGGTCAAGTTTGTATAAGCTGCCAAAAAAAACCATTAAAAGAAAACGCAGGTCACTACTTCAACGCTAACAACCATTGGAACGTTCGTTTTAATGAATTGAATGTTCATCTACAGTGCGAACATTGTAACACCTATCTTTCAGGTAATTTAATTGAATATCGCAAAGGATTAATTAACAAGATAGGAGAAGAACAATTAACACTTTTAGAAGCGGAAGGTCATAAAACACGGAAGTTCACAAAGGACGAGCTGAAAGAAATAATTAACACTTATAAAAAAAAGATTAAACAATTAGAGCTATATTAAAAAGAATAACTATATTTGACCCAACAATTAAAACTTAAATTATGAAAAAGTCAGGATTAAAATGGTTTTACGCACAAGTAGAACAACTATCAACAAGGGCAGGTATCCATATGTCATGGGTTATGATGGATAATTTATTTAAAGATGCTATTGAAATGGAAAAACACGAAGATTTAAAACGTCAAATGTTTATAGGAAAAGTATCCGAAATATTAGGTATGGATAAAACGGTTGAATTATTAAAAGAATGTAACGAAACTTTTGAAAAATGAGCGTAACAAATTTTGAAGAGTTCACACACGAACTTACAAGCGAAGAAATGGAAATACTGCCAGTAGTGGTTCATGGTTTCCGAAACTACAAAAAGGCGAACCCAATTAAAAGTGAATTAATAGTAACCCGAATGAACGAATACCTAAACACGAAAGGTTATAAAACTAAAATGAATGGTCCGCGTTTACGTAAAATGGTTAACTATATTCGTACAAATGGCATTATTCCTTTAATAGCTACGTCTAATGGCTACTTTACAAGCGATTGTAAGCAAACTATCCAAGAACAAATCCAAAGCCTTCAGGAACGAGCAAACAGCATTGAACGATGTGCGGCTGGATTAAAGAAATTTTTATAATTTTTTTATTCTTTGCTATTATATTAGAAAATATAGTTATATTTGTAAAACAATTAAAATTCATATTATGAAAAACCTATTTAAAAGTTTAGCAGCATTTCAGCAAGAGGTGCCAGTAATTCACAAAGGAACGCAAGGATACGGATATTCGTATGCAGACCTTCCTAAAATCTTTGAAGTAATTAACCCATTGTTGCAAAAACACGGATTAGGCTTCACCCAACTAATTAACGGTCAAACAATAGTAACTTGTTTATTTCATTGCGAAAGCGGTGAACAAATAGACAGCCAAACAGATATTCCGCAAGGAGTACAATTAAAAGGAATGAATGATTTTCAAGTTTTAGGCTCTGCAATCACTTATTTAAGACGTTACGCATTATCTTCGATTTTAGGTATTGTAACAGATAAAGATGTTGACGCAGCTGGAGAACAAATAAAAGCCGTAAAGACGGAAGCAAAAAAGCCTACAATACAAGGTGAACGATTCTTAAAAGCAGTAGAAGCTATCCGTAACGGAGAATTTACAGCCCAAGAACTACAAGCAAAGTTTGAATTAAATGAAGTTCAACAAAAAGCATTGTTACTGATATGAAAATACGAGCATCACAAATAGGAAAAATAATGAGTCTCCCCAAAACAAACGTGGAGGTTCTATCTAAGACTACAAAGACCTACATTCAGGAACTTGCAATAGAGCATAAATACGGAATCCGTAAAGAGTTTTGGAGCAGGTACACGGATAAAGGAAACGAAGTTGAGGACGAAGGCATAGCACTTGTTAACGATTTGTTGAACTTAGGCTTTATTTACAAGAATGAAGAAAACCTAAACAACGATTATTTAACAGGAACACCAGACGTAAACACGAACGAAGTTCTTTTGGATGTAAAATGCAGTTGGGATGCTACAACGTTTCCATTTTTTGAAACCGAATGCCCGAACAAAGATTACTACTATCAATTACAAGGTTATATGTGGTTAACAGGAAAAGACGAAGCATTACTTTGTTACTGCTTAGTAAACACACCTTTTCAAATTGTAGAAGATGAAGTTAGGCGCGAACATTGGAAACAAGGGTTAATAGATGAAAGTTTGGATGTAAGAGACTTTGTTCAGTCTAAGCATAACTTTGACCACATACCAAAAGAAAAGCGCGTGAAAGTCTTTAAAATAGCAAAAGACGAAAGCGTAATTGAACAAATTAAAGAAAGAATAGAATTAGCAAGAGAGTATTATAACAATTTAATAAATGAATTATGAATGAAGATTTAAAAGTAATGGGTTACTACAAAAACACGACCCGAGAGCAAATAGTACAAATCAAAGACTTTAAAAAAGATAAACTTTGGTACGAAACAATAAGACAATACGAAACAAATCCTATAACGGAGTTTTGTTGTTCAGTTGAAAGATTTAAACGATTATATATTAAAACAAAGTAAAAATGGAAAAGACAATCAACGAAGAAGAGTTTATAGG